AGATTGATGCTTGACGCTTGCCCATACCGCAGCGACGAGTACCCATGACTCAATCGGCTGGCCTAACTCATCTTGTGAGCTAGTACGCTGCTCAATGTTGATGCGCTGATTCAGATCGGCTGCGTTGATCATTGATAAACCTTGAATGGATCAAGCAAGCGATGCCAGAAGCGATCGGGTAGCGCCGTGGCTTGCTTGGTCGTCATGGTTTCGGCCTGCGCCGCCATCGTTCCGATAGCCAGGAGCATCCATGCCTTGATTGCTGCCGGCACATCCCCTGCATTGCCATAGCCGCAGATATAGCGCACCCGTACAGCATTGGGCACATCGTAGGTTTCCGGCCAGCCCTTGCCGTAATTAAGCGATAAGTAGCCAGGCTCAGAATCATTGTCCAGAATCACGTCCTGCGGGTCTAGCGTCTGCTCAATGCCTGCGGAGTCGAGATACTTGATCGAAACAAGCGATTGAATTGGCGCGCCTTCAAGCACGAAATCAGCCGGGAAGGCATCAAGCACCAATTCCCGCGTCTGCGTACAGAGCGCCCGCCCCATTTCATGCTCTGCCGATTGCCGAGCGGCGGGAATGATGACGCCACTGAATAGCGCGTCAAGCTCAGTACCATCAACGCGGCAATGGTCTTTTGCTTCGGCGAGCGTTACCGGCTCAACGCTCGGCTGGGTGATTATTTTGTAGGCCATTGTTTCCCGTTCGATGGGCATAAAAAAACCCGCCAGAGCGGGTTCGGTTTAATCATTGTGCAGAGGGGATTAGAAATTACAGCCCGAACGGGTAATCTGAAGTTGTAATTGTCACAAGGGCCGTAGCAGTGACTGCAGCTCCTATTGACCCGGTCTCACCGGGCGCGACTGCAAGATTCGCGGTTATAGTGCCATCTGCGTTCGCCACAGTACCTGCGTCAATCAACCGCAATGCACCGGCATTGGTTGTGATGTTTTCGAGCGACACTGAAATATCAGCCGCTGATCTAGCGCCATACGGTATCCCGGCTGCACGTTTCATCATGCCGAAAGACGCCCAGAAACCATTTGAGTAAGTGGCTACGGCCTTCTGACCGCCCGTAGGGACGCCGTTAAACGTCACTGTCGCACGGGCAATAATCGCCCTCATTGGATTCGGGGCCGGAAGGTCGCGGGTATAGTCGTCCGAGAGAACAATATTTGATATGTGCGTTTCGGCTGCTGTAATGCCTGCCTCATCATCAATGGACATGTAGAGCCGACCCGTCGACACAATCGGCGGCAGAACAACGGTGTGCCACCGCCCATCAAATATCTCGGTAGGAAGCTCCGGATACACGGTATTAATCAACACAGCCGATCCTGTACTGTAATCGTACAGTCTTAGAAACAGATGCCGACCGCTAGCAAGGTTTGACGACAGTGTCCGCATCCGGAATTTCGGGAACAATGTTTCGCCCTTCGGCGCAATAGCCAACAGGCCGACACTGGCCGGGATCGTATTGACAACCTTCATCAATGGGTTGCCTGTAACCGTGTCGTTTACGATTGTCACAGCCGACGCGGAAGCAGCCGTGATGTCATACCCCGCGTCGCCCTGCCTGAAATCTCCATTCCGAATCCAGTTAATGCGGGAAAGGCGCTCTGGCCTTACGCCATCCACAGCATCATATGTGGCCCGCACTCGGTAACATGAAGTGACGAGCGATGTGTCAGCACCGTCAAATGATGTAATAAGCGGGCCGTGCGTGTAAATATCAATCTCGCCAGATTTTTTACCTGTAACGACTGAGCAATAATGGGCATCCCCATCTGGCGACACGCCGGGGAGCGCCAGCCCTGCAACAACGCTACGGGATGCGAACGTATCAATGCTACGGCCGTAGTCATTTTTGGAAACAAAACAGACGAGATTTCCAATGGGGAGTGAGTTTGCGATGAGCGCAACCCGACCTGTTTTGTCACGTGCAAAAAGACCCCACCCGAAATTCCCATTCGTGACTGGCGGCGTGACATACCCGCCAAGCTGCAGCAGCGTCGGCGCACTCAGCGTATACGGCAGCACATCGTGCACATACCAGTCGCCGCCAGATAGTGCGCGCTTGTAAAATATTGTGGAGCGATGCCCATGATTTTCTTCGTTGCGAGAAATCACATTCAGCATTCCATCGGCAGTTTCACACAGCGCCGATTCATTTCCTGGACCAATCAACTGAGTTGTAAAGGTGGCCCAGTCCGACGTTTGAACAAAATAGGCATTATTCGATGCGGCATACCCGACAAAGCCATAGGTGTTGTCCGATAATTTCCTGACATCGGATTTGACAGCCTGGATAATGCTAGGGATTGCAACCGGATTGACAAGACCGGCCGCAATGTTGCCGGGGTCTAGGTCATAAACGGCGGCAGAGCAATTTGCTAGACTGTAATCAGTCGTGTATTTAAAAATGACGACCTTCAGCATGCCGCCAACCAGAACAGCATGGCCGAAATTGTCACGCAGTATATTGGGGTCACGTGGATCGACGCCTGCCACCGAAAATACCGTGTTACGGCTGGCTATAGATATCGCTCCGGCTGATCGAACAGCAGCAGTCAGCACCGCAGTGCTGGCGATTGGCGTCTGCTCCGTATGGGCAATTCCCTCACGGTATAGGATCAAATCAGATCCATCAGAAAGGCGAACAACAGAGGGGAATCCCTGGAAGCTTTTGCCGTTTTGAACAGCCCCAACTAAATTAATCTTTACATCTTGTGCAGCCAGATAACTAGCCCCGATACGCGACCGACGAGCATTGTTGGCTGTAATGACCGCATCGACAGCATCAACATTTCCGGGCGTGTCAGCAACCAATGCGATGGCCGCTGAATAGTCAGCAGTGGCCTCGATTGCTGATGCTATTGCGCCATCAAATTCAAACCCCCCGGTGAGATTAGTAGTTGCGGTGACCGGCTTGCCTGGCGCGATGTTGCTTGCAGCCTGAGCATCTGCGCCGCCGTAAGCAAATAATCCGGTTGCCATCAATAGCGCCGCGTCAGTGTCGCTAACATCCTGCGTTTGTCCGCGACGCCAGCTTTGTGATTTACCGGTTGATGCGGTTTCAAAGTAGCGTTCGGCAGCGCCGATATATTCAAGTGAGATTGTCATGCTTTTCCTTTATCGGCGCGGTGCTGAAAGACGTAATAAAGCCCACTCCGAGGAATGGGCTTTGATCTGCTTTTAAGCGGCTGCAAATTTTACCACTTTAATGGCTTCACTGTTGATAAGTGCCCCTCCAACTCGCTTAGTGGTATAAAAGCCCACGTAAGGCTTATTAGTGTAAGGATCTCGCAGCATGCGGGTGCCGAAACGATCAACGATCGTATAGCCGCGTTTGAAGTTGCCGAACGCGATAGGCAAAGCGTTAGCAGCCTTGGACGGCATGTCTTCAGATTCAACCACGCCGAAACCGAGCAGGCGAATCGGGAAGCCTTCTTGCAGCGACGGTTGCCACAAGTACTGACCTGTGGTGTCTTTCAGCTTGAGGACTTCAAACATGATGGCCTTGTTCATCATCCACACCGAACCGCCACGGTAAGCAGCTTTCAGCTTGCCGATCACGTCATACAGCACATCTGCCTTGTTTGCTGCGGCGAAGTCGCCAGCGACGCCCGTTGCAACGTGCTCTATGGTGCCAAAAGCGCGGGAAGCGTCAGCAGTGGCAGCGGTGGTGTAAGCCAGAAAGCCTTTGGGCTTGTTGGTGCCGTTGCCAGATACAAACGCAGCGCCTTCTGCAATGCCGAACTCTTCAGCCAACTGAGCGGCAACATCAGACTCGACGTTGTAGAACAGGTCGTCAAGCGCATCCTGGGTGACTTGCGGATTGGCGTACAGCGTACCCATCGGCGGTGCGACTTCAGCCAGTTGGCTGGTGTTGGTTGCTGGGCGGGCTGCGGTTTCACCGACCCAGCCGGAAGCGATACCATTGACGTTGACCAGCTTCTTGTAGTCGCTAGTACCGACCTGAATCACGTTTGCCACCGAGCGAACGGCAGACATATCGCGGGCCAGTTGCTCAACCAGGCGGTCAATTTGCTCAGGCAGCGCGAAACCGCCATCAGCCGGAGTACCGACGCTCATGGCCTTGGCTTGCAGGTCTTTCAGGCCGATTTCGTTGCCTTTACGCAAGAAACCTTCGACAAATGCAGACTTGTAAGCCTTTTTATCGGCGTTTTCGTCGTTATTACCCATCAAACCTTGCAGGTTTTGCTTGGCTTCGACGCGCTCAATTTCCTTTTTCAGGTCGAGAGCGGTAGAAATGTCGGCTTGAACCTTGGCAAGTTTTGCCTCGAAATCGGCAGTAGATGCGCCTTTTTCTACCTTACTAAGGCGGTCATCGTTGATTTGCTTAAAATCGTTGAAGCTTTTTTGAATGCCTTCAACCAGGTCTTTAATTTCTTGAGCCATTTTGTTTCCTTTGGACGTAAAAAAACCGCCTCGCGGGCGGTTTGTGGTGGAGTGCTACTAGATCAGCGGAAAGATTCGCTTAGCTTTTCAAGGGCTTCGCGGATTTCGTCCTGCTCATCGGAATCACTCCGACCTTGCATGGACTTGATGCGAGCAATGAAGCTCACAGCCTCGCTTTTGCTTAAGCCGCCTGCATCGCGCAGGAAACTTTCAGCATCAGACAGGGATTCGATTGATTCAATATTTTTGACGCCACTAACGCGGGCGGCGTCGTTCGCCGGGAACGTGACAAGGCTGCATTCCCACAAATCAACCTTGTTTAGCGTCCGGATTCCGGTCACTTTGTCGTATGAGTCTTCGCGGGTCATGAACCCAATAGAAAGCCCAGACAAAGCGTTAATTTTTAGCAGTTCATGGGCTTCTGCTCCGCGAGCCGTCTTCAGCGCGAGCTTTCCACGAACAAAAAGCCCGGTATCGTCTTCGCGCATTTCCGTATAGACACCAATCGGCTCGCCGCTGCGATGTTGCCAGAGCAATGCAGGCATACGGCCTTGCGTTTTAAGGCTGGCTAGGCTGTCATTAAACGCGCCTTTGGAGACGATCTCTTTGTATGAGTCGACGTTTCCAAAAACCGAGCCATAGCCCTCAAACGTTCCATCGTCGTTAATGGCCTTTACGTCAAAGGCACAGTCATAATATTTTTTGTTCATACAACAGCCCCTTGCGGATCGTTTTCCGCTGAAGTGATCATGTTTAGCGGCGTCAATGGCTCATCAAGCCCTTCAATCGGGTTCAAATCAAGGTGCTTTCTGCCCTCGTTTCGCGTCATTGCGCCGATAGAAATAAGCTTGTAAAGGTATTCGGCTGTGTCTTTCAGCGCTCCACGAAGCATTCCGACCGGGTCAAGGAAGGTGTAGTAGCCTTCATCGCGGTCTTTGTCGGTCAATAGCTGGCAGTCTGCGGACTGTTCAACGCGCTCATACCAAGGGGTCAGGGTATGAACCAAATGTGCAATAAACATCTGCTCTGCGCTGGCATAGGTTGCTGCCTTGTCTGATTGCCCGGCCATGATTGGCATAACGCGGAATGAGCGGCAAATTTCCTCAACTTGATGCTTTCGCGTTTCAAGGTGTTGCGCGTCGACGCCAGTCATTGACGTGGGCAACCACTTGGCGTTTCGATCGAGAATCATCGGCCCGGTACTATCGACAAACTCTTTCTTGATCCAGTTTTTCAGTGATTCGTATTGATCCTTACTCAACGCGCCGTCAATACTATAAACGCCGGATGTCTTAACGCCCTTAGCGTGTAGATTGGCTTGCGTTTCCTCGCTTGCCATTGCAAGGCCGATTGCCTCGCGTGCGTAATTGATAATCTGCATGCCGACCTGACCATCCCAGCTAGGCCCACGCAGGTGCCAAATATCAGATTCTTTCAGGGCGCGCTGCGTGCCATCCTTGCCGGTCACGACATAGGCAATATCGCCATTCGTGTTTAGCTCAATTCGCACCCGGCCAGGCGGGATAACGATCAGCTCTTTGATTCTTTCATCGCGCCCGACGCGGCTAATGAATGCGTAGGCATTGCCCATCAGCACGGCATGCATGGTCATCGTTTCGCGCAGCCCAAAACTTGTCTGCCATCTGTTCGGCTTGCGGTGCAACACGTCATAAAGCGGGTGATCTTTGGCCGGAAGGCGAGTAACGCCGTCAGGGCTTTCTTTCATGACGCGGAATGGGACTTGTGCAACGCCTTCAGCAATTACACGCACGCACGCCATGACAACCGACACTTGCAGCGCCGTTTCTTGGGTTACGGTTAATCCGCTTTTGGTTGATCCGCCACCGCCAAAGGCAGCGGCCATCAGTGCAGATAGCGTCTGCGCACTGTATGGAGTCGCTGACTTCTTGGAGAACGGCCAAAGTTTCAAAGTTTATTCCCAGAATGATGTTTCTGTTTCGGTGTGCATGTGCATGACCCCGGTAGCCATCGCCAGCGCAACAGCGCCGTCAATTCGTCCGGTTGCCTTGCCCTTGTTCATTTTTCGATTGCCTGCTGCGTCTTGCTCGATGCGGGCATTATTCATGCACATGGTTAGCACAGGATTCATGCCGTGCGAAATCTGCTCATTCATCAGCAATTCCTCAAGTCGGTCGATTGCTGGCGCCATGTCTTTAAATCCCTGCCCGAACGGCAGCAACGGCAAATCAAGGCCGATTTCGTCCATTTCTTTTTTCAGCAGATCAAAACGCCAGCGGTCAAACGCCAATGCTTTTACGTCGCAGTCGGACAAAATGTCTGCGATGTCTTTAGCAACCGTTTCGTAATCAATTGACGCGCCGGGAATGGCGCGGATGAATCCTTGTTGTTCCCACGTGTCGTAGGGCGCTCGATCTCGTTTTGCTCTGTCACGCAAGCCATTGGCCGGCGTCCAGAAATAAGCCTTGACGTGCCATTTTTCCCGATAGGCCATCATGACCATAGCGGTCAAGTCGGTCTTGGCCGATAGGTCGAGGCCGATATATACCGGCTCGGTGTAGAACACATCGTCTTCCGGCTCAAGACTATTGGCTATCCAGACGCCCCGGCTGATGAACGGCGCCATCATCTCGACGCGTTGGTTGAGCACGAGGTTACGAAAGGTCGGCTCGAAGCTCGGCATCCGGCTAGCGCGCTCGGCTTGCTCTTTCACATCGGGCAGGCTGCGGAACTTGCCCAATGCAGGGTTAGCGGCTTTCCATGCGGCCTTGTCGGTCAGGTCGCAATCTTTCGCGCCTTCATAGACATGACTGACGATGCGCTTGTCTTTGCTGCTGGCCGCGTCATCCAGCCAAATGCTTAACAGGTCGCCATCGTTCGGCGCCTGCGTGCTGATTACCATCAACATCGGCGCATCGTGCGCGCCCTGACTGGTGGTTATCGCATCCACAAAATCAGACTGCGGCCCTCGTACCTGGCCCAACTCGTCAAGAATCGCCAGAATCGGACTCAATCCGTGCGCTGTCTTGCCTTCGGCGCTAATCGCCCGGTATTCGGTATTAAGCGGGATGCCAATCAGCTTCTTGCTGCTCGGCACCTCGCGGATGATCTCTCTCAACTCAGGCGACTGCGCCACCATCTTTGACGCGAGGTCATAGACAATCGCTGCCTGCTCCCGGCTCAATGCTCCGCTGACGATCTGCGCGTTGCGCTTCGCTTCCGGCCCGACCAGATGCGCCAGCAGGATGCAGGCAATCAGCGCAGTCTTGCCGTTCTTTCGACCGATACTCAGGTAGGCGCGCTTCGTGCCGGTCTTGTTGTCATAGACGGCGAGAATGAACTTGCGTTGAAACGGCTCGAGCTTTATCGGCTGGCCAACTTTCGCTCCTGAAGGTATGAGGCAATAGCGGCTGATGAACGCAATTACGCGCTCACCTCGAGTGAGTGTTTTCACCCTCTCGGAATCAGCGAGTCAAATTCGTTTATCGCCTTGCGCAGCCTGCCCTGCTCTTTGCCGCCAGCATTCAGCGTGCGCGGGTCTTGCGCCTGCTGGTTCATGCTGATGCTGCGAATCAAAGCCAATTGCTGGCGTTGCAGCGAGTCAATGACGGTCAGCACAGGATTAACAACCGGCGTGCCACGGTCATTCGTGATTACTGCGCCGATGCCG